CAAAACATGGGTAAAGTGCCAATAAACACGGGTTTATACAAAGATGTTGCCTACAGAAATGTAGTACTTGGAAGCCTATATAAAAATTTTTGCCCTAAAAGTTTTTTTGGTTGCTACAATTCGCGCATTGCAAGGAGAATGTATGGAATGGACATTGGCACACCCACTGCATGATGTGGACGATATTGTTGAAATGGCAGACAGCGTGTTTGGGCAAGAGGCTGATGGCATTCTTACCCGAGACAGGAATGTGTTTCGTAAGAACGTGACCATTGCTTCTACTGTTCAGCTCTTTGACAAGGGTAGAGAGTTCATTGCTGTTTGCAGGAATTGGGATGAGATTCGGTTATTGGGGTACTGTTGGTTTGACCGGGGTGGGTATACGACCTATGCCAATGAAGAGATCAGTAATGCCAAGTTCCACCATGTTGATTTATCATTGCCTGCAAAGACCAGGGTGAGATTAATTAATCAGATGATTGACCAGCATATATTGTGGGCACATACTTGGCATATTCCGGTTATCTGTTCAACCAGTATCAGGGCAGAACATAATGCGTTTATGAGAATACACCAAAAGCGTGGGTTTCAAACAAACGGAAGTTATGCCTGGATACGAACAGAGAATGCTATTAAGGATTTAAAATGAAACTACCACATCCAGATGATTTAATCCACGGTGATATTCGTCCTGAAGGCAGTCATGTTTCTAGTGAAGAATTAAAAGAAAAAAAACGACAGTATTATCAAATGAAAAAGGCAGAGAAAAAAGCACTTGCATTATCTACTGGTCAGCAACCACCAAAAGAGCCTCGACCCAATATGGGTACAACCATACCCAGTAATGGTAGGCCAAAATCTATTGTCAACCGAGTAACAGAATACGGCGCTTTGTTTAACAAGCTAAATGATGAACGTGCGTCCAAAGGTCTGCCGCCACTCAAGACCGCTATGGAAGTTTTGATTGATGCTATGCAGTCTGATGAGCTAGACATCAAAGACAAAGCCAAGATTGCTGATAAGCTGGCCCCCTTTGAATCGTCAAGAGCGCCTATAATTTCCATCGAACACGTTAATAACGTGAACAAAGAAGAAGAGGTGTCGGCTGACGATGCCTTGGATGATTTTTTACAAGCCCTTAGAAAGGTGTGATAATGCCACTCAAGAAATCTGGATCAGCCAAAGCATTTAAGTCAAACATCAAGACTGAGATGAAAGCTGGCAAGCCGCAAAAGCAAGCAGTTGCAATTGCATATTCCGAAAAGCGGGAAGCCGCTAAAAAATCTAAACCGAAAGGCAAAAAATGACCACCAATTTTCTGTATGCCCAAGCGCCTAATCGCAAAGGCAATATTGCCAAAATGCAAGCCAGCCACTACAAAGGCGTAACTGCTGTTACTGGCCCAGCTCACGGCACTGCTACTCCTAAAGGCAACCAAGGCGCTCCTTCTTATGCTTGTGCAACAGATAACACTGCTGCTGGCGCTACCGCTGGTCGCAAGCAAAAGGTTATGGTTGATTGCAAGGGCTGTGTTGATAGTAAGCCTAGCAACTATGGCTACATGAACAGCGACCGTACCAACTATCTCAAGTGAGGCCAATATGTCTGCATACGGTAAAGTAATCTCTGGCGGCAAAGCCATGACCAATGGCCTGACCAAAGGCATTAACAAGAAGCTTGAAGCTTTTTCTGGTAGCCACAAACGCGCCGCATTGTTGGCAAATTCTGTGCGTGACACATTCAATCAGAATCCCCTGTCTGACCCGCATTTGAACAACATCAATGGTTCTAAGTTCACCAAACCAAAACTACCTACCAAGGTTTAAAGGAATAGCATGGCAATGTATGATATTGAAGCGCTAAAGGCAGACCTGCCAACAGCAAAAGAATTGGCTCAATTTGTCTATGACAAAGTAGGCATGAGTCTGGACTTTATTGGCAAGCCAAAAGAAGACCAGTACTTGGTAGCCAAGAATGCTTTGGAAGGCAAAAAAGTTCCCCAGGATTACATGACGGAATTAAACCCGTACATTGATCGCAAAGAAACCATCCCTATGGATGAACTGAAGCCAATGCCTCCTCGTCCAGCAGACTTGCCCCCACCTGACTCGCAAATCCATTTCTTTGGCGCAACCAATATGCCCCATCCATCAGACCCACAGTCTGACCGAAAGGTGCAAATTAATTTTCGCAAATATGAAAATGGTTTGGTGACTTATCAAATCATGGGTCCGCTGGAGCAGCAAGCTGTTGGCAGCCGACTAAATAAGTTTGGTCAGAATGTGCCTGAAAAATACGAATGGCTTGACCCTCGCACTGAAGAGACTGTAATGAAACGCCCTGATGGCACATTTACAGAAAAAGGTCGTGGCCTTCATTCTTTCTGTGCAGGCGAAAAAGGCGGCGGCATCTGGAGTTTGATTGACCGCAACCCAACAGAAATCAGCCAGAAGAACGTGGTTGATCCGTGGGCGTGATAGAAGAGCCAAGTATTTTTCGACAGAAGCTGTCGGGACAGGCAGAAGTGTGCGCTAGAAAAGCCCTTGAATGGTTGCAAAAAGACCTTCAGGGCGACCGCACACTTTCACCGCAAGATGTTTTTTATTTAGCATCTGCCGCTGATTTGTTGCTTGCAATGCGCGACCTGTATGGCAAAAAGTGAAGCCAGTGATTACATCCAACCGATCTACAAAGATCGAGCTTTAAAACACCTTGTCAAATTGGCAGGTGGTAAAGCAGCCGTAAAACTTCTTAGCCCTGAACAGCTACAAAAAATGAAGTCGGCGCGGGATAGTGTCGCCAAGGATATGCAATTTAATACGCTGAAATGGTTTCGGCCTTTTAAGTATCAGCAAGAATTTTTTGATACTGGCGCAAACTTTACCCGTAGAGGCATGATTGCTGCTAACCGAGCTGGCAAAACAATTGCTTCCACATACGAAACTGCTTATCACCTGACAGGCAGATACCCAAAAGGTTGGAAAGGCAAAACGTGGGACAAACCCATTATTGCCATGTGTTCGGGTGAATCTTGGGAACAGGTTGCAAAAACGCTACAGTCTAAATTGTTAGGCTGTGATGATATTAAGCAATCTTACAAGCTGGGTACAGGTAGTATCCCCCTTGAATGTATTGATGAAAAATCTTATAGAACTGATGGCGCAAACGTGCTATCCATTGAAATCTGGCATGAATCTGGCGGCAAATCCAAACTGTACTTTTCAAACTACACTCAGCAAGTGCGTCATTTGCAAGGTTTTGAACTTGACCTTGTGGTCCTGGACGAACAACCTCCAGACGAAATCTTCTCAGAGCTTGTTATCCGTACTGCACAACGGAACGGGCAGGTTATGTGTTCTTTCACCCCACTCAAGGGTATGTCAGGACTTGTTCGCAGATTTTGGGACAGAATTGAAGGATACACGCACATTAGAGTCACATGGGATGACGTACCATTTGTAAATGAATGGGGCGAAAAATTCTTTAGCCAAGAAGAACGTGACCAGTTAAGCCGAGACTTTATGCCTTGGGAAAGAGAATGTCGTATGAAAGGTATTCCGTTGGTAGGCAAAGGGGTGGTGTTTCCGCTGCTTGAATGGCCTACTTACAAAGGTATTGACGTTGATTTAAAGTCAAACGAAAAAATGGAGCGCCTGATTTCTTTTGACTTGGGCATTAAAAACGACCCAACGGTTATTAGTTTCTTTTTTCGAGATCCAGTTGAAGAAATTATCTATTTGCACAAGCAAATTAAGATTGCCCAAGGCGAAACGCCAGATGAATACGTTCATTTTTTGATGGACAGGGAAACAAAAGGCGTTCCGATTGCTTTGCCACATGATGCAAGCCAAGCTGGGCGTTATACTCTTACCGAACAGTCCGTAAGAGAGGTATTTGAAGACAATTATGGACTTAATTGCATCTCTGGTGCTATATTGAACCCCGTAAACGATCAAGGCAAGGTAACTAACCACAAATCTTACGGAATCAATATAATGCGGGTAGGCATGGAGCGCGGAACATTTAAAATAAATGAATCGTGCGTTGAATTTTTGGATGAAGCAAGAAATTATGCCATTGACGATGCTGGAAGATTCAGTGATCCTGATGACCACATCGATTCTGCTCGTATAGGCATACTTGCACTTATCCAAGGCCACGGTGAATCACTTGTTAGCAGGGCAAATACTTTCCAATACAGACGGCTTGAAGCCCCTGAAGGCAAAGTACAAAGGATCTAAAAATGTTGGATAAACAAAATATTATCGTTGAGTACATTGAAGCGCCTTCTGGTAACAAGGGAATCGTATTCCAAGTCGCCCATGAGGTTTACCTCAAAATGGTCGATTACCTTCGGCTAACTCAAGCAAAAAATACGTTTAACCGACTGTCAGATTACCATTACCTCAACATTGCTGTCAGCAACTCGACTGAGCCAATCCGGGGCATTGACTACATTCACCCCGTAGTGACCCCAGGCGTTGATTACGCCACCGCAATTATTACAAAATGCTTAATGCCTAACGGCAAAGTTAATTTTGAGTTTGAGCGTTTTAGTGAAGCTGATAACGAGCAAGCTACTCAGGCCACCGAAATGGTCAAATACATGGTCAATTCAAAAAATGATTCATACGCAATCATTCGGGATTGGGCACAAGATGCTTTGCTGCACAAAAATGGCATTGTTATGGTATCGCCCGTGCGCGAGCCAATTACGCAATACAAAGAAGTTGAAGGCACAAAAGATCAACTTCGCGTGTTTGAAACAATGGCTGCTGAAAAAGGTTTGACTGTTAAGCGTCAAAATATGCGCCGCATTGACGTTGATTTGCAAGGCGTGATGCAAGAAATGATGGCTCCTGAGGAGGCCGACCAGCCTAATCAGCAAGAAGAGATGGATTCGGCTATCAAAGCCAATACCATTTACAAAGCCAAATACAAAATGACGGGTTTTTCGACTTCCGTCAAGATTAAACACGTTGCCCAACACTATTTTGTGTGCAACCCAACAATTCCAAACATTCAAGACCAAGACTTTGTGGGTTTTTATGACCCAATGACTTTGCATGAATGCAAATCGCAGTTTCCGTACATTGACATTGAAAAAATGTCGGAACATGCAGCGTATGGGCCTGCCGGCGCTTACCAAGCTGGTGCATTGGAAAACGATTTGGCGCTTCACGCTCGTGACTCCACGCCAGTTCCAGGCCAAGGCGTTGTTGCCTCCGCAGGCGCAGACAAATTCAGCCGAGTCATCATGCTGACTACCGCCTGGATCCGCAAAGATGTGGATGGCGATGGTGAAGAGGAAATCGTAGAGGTTTGCTATTCTGGATCGTACGTTTTGTACGTCAAAGAAGTTGACTTTATTCCTTTGGCGGCAATGTGCCCCAAGCCAATTACTGGTAACTTCTTTGGTTACTCATTGGCAGAGCGCCTTGTGCCAATGCAGGAATATGCAACCAGTATTGCCCGTGCTGAGATGGCTTTTGCCATGCAATCGTCTACACCGCGCATTGGTGTAAACCCTGAGTTTATGGATGCGGAAGAAATTCAGCGTGGCGTGTCTGCCATGTTTATTTTGGACCGCAAATTTGACGCTAACAAGCACGTTTTCCAATTTCAGCCTATGCAAGGCAACCTTGCTTACGTTGAGTCTTCTATGCAGCGTTTTGAGGCTGACAAGATGGCAATGATTGGCATGACAAGCCCTAGCGATGTGCTTAATCCTGAAGCAATGAAGGATGGCAACAGCGGTTACAAGTTGCAATTGGCTATGGGCCCTAACCAACTCATCCAGGATGAAATGGTTAAGAACTGCGCCATTGGTTTGCGCGATGTTTTGTACATTGTGTGGAAAACTTTGATTCAATACGCTGATGACTACAACATTCAGCAATTGGCAGGCGTGTGCGGTAAGGGCAAACCATTCATGGATGCCATCTCAATGAACAATTATGAGTTTATTGACCGCAAACTGATTAATATTGATTTGGCTTTGGGATTCTTGTCGGATGAAAATCGTTTGACGCGCCAGCAATTGATTGGGCAGGCTCAACAGCAGTTTACTGCCTTGCTGGGCCAGTTGGACCCTAGCGTTCCTGAGTTGTTTGGCAAAGTGCGCCGTCCGTTTGAAGATACCTTGCGTGTGCTGGGTGTCAAAGATGTGGATGCTTACTTACCAACAATTGAAGAAGCTGCAAAAGTCATGCAAGCAAAGGCAGCGCAAGGCCCAAGCCCAGAACAAAAAGAAATTCAATCTAAAACTGATTTGAATAATGCCAAGGTACAGGAATCACAAACTGTATCTGCATTGAATGTGAAAAAAGCTGAAGATATTGATACAGATAATATGTTTGAGGCATTAGCGGCAAAAAGAGGTAAACTTAGCGCCGTTGAGATTGATTAAGGATTGCAATGTATAGTATTGAAACGAAAAGCTTGGTATTGAATATAAGAAACTATTTTAATCGGCGCACAAAAGCTGCCGATGCACATAAGGATGCTGATGTAAATCGTAAAACTCTAGTTATTGAAAACGGGAACTGTGCTTCCCGCCTCATGAAGAATGAGGATTTTGCATTGATGTTCAACCTGTATAGGTTTGACCTGCTAAGTCGGCTAGAAGAATGTCGAACCGACCCAGAACGTATTGAAAACGCATTTAATGTTGCTGGAGTCCGAGATTTCATTGGCTTTGTTGAAAAGACAGAATATCTTGGTAAAGTGGCTCAAAAAATTAACACTTCACCGAAAGAGTAAACTATGTCAGACGTAATCACAGATGTGACCGCCCCTGAGCAAACTGGTATGGCGAATCCCGCCGATGCTATCGCTGCAATGATTGCCGCTAACAAGCGTAACAGTCCGCAACCCGAAAGCAGTTCACCACCACCAGCAGGACAAGAGGCTAACCCCTCCCCTGAGGCGGCTCCTGTAGAAGAAGCCGAACCTGAAGATGGTATTGATATTGATGCAGAAACTGTAGATTCAGAAAATGACGCAGAGGCCACCGATGGTGTAACCGATGCAGTTAATTTCTTAGAGTTTGCAGAGCAGAATCCGGACATGATGTGGAGAATCCCCAACAAGGACGCTGATGGCGGCTTTATTGAGATCCCCGTATCCAAGGCTGCTGCTATTTTGGGTCAAGGCAGTGCTATCCATGAAAATGCTCGCAAGCTTAAAGCTGAACGGGCTGATTTTGAAGAACTTTCAAGTAAACGGATTAACGAACTTGATGGTCTGCAAATAGGGTTGGAATTAACTATTGTTCCTCAGTTGCAAACAGCAGCAGATGAATTGGTTACCCTCCAACAATATAACCAGCAATGGGAGCAGATTTATCATAATGCGTCTGATCCTGCTCAAAAGAGTCAAGCTGAAGCGGCTATCCGTCAGAATGCTCAATTGATCCAGGAGAAATCCGAATACATTAAGTCGAATCGTCCAAAGGTTGAGAATTTCTTTCAGCAACGCGCCAATTATGTCCAGCAAAAACTGGAACAAGCAAGGCAATCGTTTACTGATAAGGAATTATCAAACAAGGCGAACTTTACTGAACTTAGAGATAAGCTAAGTAAAGAGTGGAAAGGTGCATCAGGTTCTTATGTTCCTGGAGTTCCAAATATTGATTTGGTTTCTAGTGACGAGTATCTGTTAAGTTTGGTTCGAGACGGTTTAAAATTCCGTGAAGGGCCAAAAGTGCGTAATGCTGGTGGATCGTTAGCTGCGGCTAGTCGTCCAGTGGCAAAAGCTAAAACTGCACCTGACAATGAGATGGAAAAACTTCAAAAGCAGGCTAAAACAGGCGATAAGAATGCGGCTCGGGATCTTTTAGCAACCATGCTTGCAGCAAACAAACAACGCAAGCGTTAATTCAGGAGTTTTAAATGTCTACTATCACCTCTGCAAACCTTGGTAACGGCAACGGCTCGTATACCACCGACATCGTGGTCAAAGACCTCGATATGACTGTCTCTAACTACGTTAAAGACCGTACCCCATTGACCAACATGGCAATGAGCAAGAAGCGTAAAGTCAACTCGACTTTGCACATCTGGCCTATTGATTACTACCGCACCCCAGCTTTGAACGCAAAGCTTGAAGGCGCTGCTGTTGCCGCATCTGATGCAGCCAACAACACTCGCGCTAACTGCGGTAACTACACACAGATTTTTACCACTGTGATTGGTGCTACTGGCACTGCTCGCGCTGTTGAACAAGCTGGTGGCGATCCACAGGCATACCAAGAAGTCAAGCAATTGACTGAAATTATGTTTGACGTTGAACTGCAAATGGTTCGCGCTGACGGTGCTTCTATCAAGTACTCTGGTCAGTCTGCAAGCCAAGGCTCTTCGCCTAACAACGGTCGCCGCTTTGGTTCGTTGTATTCTTTCGCAGGTACACGTTCGGGCAACGACACTGACGGCACTTCTGTGTTGAACTTGGCTTCTTCTGATGGTACTGATACCACCACTGCAACCGACACCAACACACCTTTCAACGGTTTGTTGAGCAACGCTGGTTTGGGTTACTTTACTTTTGCTTCGGGCACAACCCTGCAACAGTTCAGCCCTTTCTTGTACAAGCAGTTGGTTACTGTTGCCGAGCAGCGTTTCAATGCCAAGATTACCAACATGGTAGTCCCAACATCGATGCGTACTCACATCTCTGACCAGATGCCTACCAGCCGTTCGATCAACCGTTTTAACCCTGCTGACAAGGGTGACACGATTGGTACTTACGAGGGTGACTTCAACTACACCTACCAGATCGATGATTCTTGGGTTATGGACCAAACTGGCGCAGACAACACTTCTGCCCTGTTCCTAAACCCTGACGTTATCCAGTGGGGTAGCTTGCGTGAACTGGGTCCTAACAATGAAGTGTTTAGCTCCGCTGACGCTTCTTTGGACCAGTACATCATGGAAGGCACATTGATTGTGCGTAACCCTGCTGGTGTTGCTGTGTTGGCTGCTGTGGCTCCTACTGGTGCTGCTGTGACTACTAACCGTCCAACTGCTCAAGTCAAGCGTTATTTGGCTTAATCTCGAGGGGGCTAATCACCCCCTTTGTTTAATTTTTTAAAGGAAAAATCATGGCTACATTAGCTTGGAAAGAATATAACTCCGCATTTGTGTCTGACGTTAACACTGGCGACATCACTGGCGTTCTTGGTACTCAAGGTCAAGTTGGATACTTCCCCCGCACTTTGAGCGAATCTGGTATTCCAGTTATGGTTGCTAACAGCGGCACTATTGCCACTAACGGCACTGTGACCCTGGGTACTGCTTTGCCTACAACATATGCTTCCGCTTTTTGCTATTTCCCAGCTTCTGCTGTGTCTGGCGATGCTACTGGCGGTATCTACTATGTTGTGTTCTCTAGCACTACTGTGGGTGTTGTTTATGCTGGTAAATATGGCGTTGCAAACGGTGTTGGCGCTGTTGCGTTTACACCAGTGATCCCAACTGGTACTTTGACAGCCGTTACTGGTTCGAACAGCGCATATACTGGCTCTACCACTGAAACCTACTTGGTTAACGTGACATTGCCTGCTGGCTCTATGGGTAACAACGGTCAAGTCGTTATTACTTCTAATTGGGCTACCAACAACTCTGCTGGCGCTAAGACAGGTAAAAACTATCTCAGCACTACCGTTATTGGTACTAACTCTGCTTACACAACTTCTACTGGTGGCAGTTCTATGAACTCCATCCGTAATCGTGGCGTATTGAACGTGCAATCTACACAATTGATTGGTGGCGCATCTGCCAGCGGTCATGTGTACGCAGCAGTGGATACATCAGTGTCTGTGCCAATTACTATCAGCGGCACTATCGCTACTGCAACTGATAACGTGATCTTGGAAGGCTTCACAGTTCAATTGTTCCCTAAAGATTAATCTTTCTGAAAGGGCCTCTCACAAGGAGGCTCTTTTGGTAAGGTATTGTTATTGGATTAAATATGACTGATGATGAAGTTCGCGTAAATGAAGAATATTATTCCAAAGGTATTTTGGAATCTGGAATTGATGGTGTTTTTCGTCAAAATGACAAACTCTTCAATGAAGTTAAATCAGGAACATGGTCGCAAACATTTAATACGCCCAATATTGATTACAAGGTTGGTGCTGTAGATGGTGTGCGATATGTTCAATATGACCAAAAGAACGTAGAAGAGGTAAGGCAGTTTTGTAAGGAGCGCCGGGAGTTTCACAAAGTTCATGGGACAGACAACCCATTCTTTGCTGGAACAGCTCACATGATGCAACTTCCCAAATGCTTTGCTCATGAAATCAGTTCCAGGTGGTTTAACAACCGTCCTTGGGAGTTAATTAAACAGGAACGTAAGGATAAGATTCTTTTCTACGCTATTGTGAACGAATACTACAGTGATTTTGTTTGCCACCCTAGCGGAAAAATTCCTATTCCTTATAATCCATCTATACCGACAAAATAAGGATGTGCTATGTCCCTTTTCATTCAATCAGCTAACGCTCTTGTTAGTCGAATCGCACAATGGGTAGGGGCAATTCCATCAAGCATTGGAATTACAGCAACGGCAGTTAACGTATCTACAGGTGTTATTACAACATCTGCAAGCCCTCAAACAGCACTAATGGTAGGCGACTTTATTGGCAACAGTCTTGCAGGCCCATATACGCTTGTTTTGGCTCTAACCAGCACTACCATTACAGTTGACGATCCAGACGGCGCATGGACGGGTTTAACGCTTCCTGTGACCATTCTTAAATTGCCCACTCAGTCTGCTTTGGAAATACAAATGTGTATCCAGAATACTGAGTTAAAAATGCGAACAATTGAGTTGCCAGCATTAAGAACTGATCCTTACGACCCTATAAGCCCATCAATTCTTACAACCAACGCTGATGGCATGGCTCCAATTCCTGGGGATATGTGTTTTCCTGTGCAATTCTTTCAAGAATCTGCGCCATCAAACCAAGGTGCTGGGTATACGGCATTAGGTCCTTGGATTATGTATGACCGTGTTGGTGATCGTGAAATCATTCGTAGGCGCATGATTGACCAGTTGTACATTCGACCATTTGGTGTGCCAAGGGTTATTCGGGCTTCATTTTCGGAAGTTGGTCCTAATTATGTGTTTACTCCAAACCCTGGGGCAAACGTCACGATTAAAGCTTATTACCAGCGCACATTTCCATTTTTGTTTAGCCCAACAGCGGACCCATTAATTCCGATTGTGCAAAACAATGCTGTACTGTCTTCTTTCCCGGAAGGTTATATGTACGGCACATTGGAATCTTATTACGACAAAAATAAAAACGTAGAAGAAGCACAAAAATGGGCTGCACGATTTGACGATGCTTATGGTTTAATTGAAGATCAAAATTACAAAGGTAAATGGCGTGGTGGCGACCAGCATTTGACTTCTGAATTTCAGCCTCGTAACTACCGTTACAGCTTCAAATAAGGAACAAAGATGGCTACAGGCGGTCTTTACGGGTACAGCACAACAGGCGCTCTTGTTGCAGCGCCTGGAGCAGAGTCTTCTGGTCTTTATGGCTCAAATAACAATTTCAGCACAACGTATTTTGAATGGTTTATTTTTCAAGAATCTGCAACAGCTCCTGCAACGCCCACAGGCGGCTCTTGGAACTTTGTAACCAATGTAGGCACAGCTCCAACTGGATGGTCATCAACTCCACCTGTATCGCCAGTTAATACAGTTTGGGCATCAATTTCAATTGTTAATTCTCGCTCTACAGCGGCATTAACTTGGACTGCCCCTGCATCATGGGTTAAGCCTGGAATTGCTGCAACGATTGCCGTGGGGACAACTACCACAGGCGCTCCAGGAACATCTGCATCTGTAAATAATTCAGGCACATCTAATGCTGCCATATTTAATTTTCAAATCCCTCGCGGGGATGTTGGGGCAACAGGGGCTGCGGGTGCAACAGGATCTGCGGCAACTATTGCTGCTGGTACAACAACAACTCTTTCTGCTGGTTCTTCGGCAACGGTAGCAAACTCTGGCAGCACTTCAGCGGCCGTGTTTAATTTTGGCATTCCTCAAGGCGCTAAAGGCGATGCTGGAACTGCTGCGACAATTACAGCCGGGACAACCAGCACTCTTTCTGCGGGATCTTCTGCCACTGTTACTAATAGTGGCACATCAAGTGCTGCCATTTTTAACTTTGGAATTCCACAAGGTGCAGCAGCAACAATTACTGCTGGGACAACCACAACATTAAGTCCTGGCGCATCTGCTACTGTTACAAATACTGGCACATCTTCTGCGGCTATTTTTAATTTTGAAATACCTCAAGGAACAACGGGTTCTCAAGGTATTCCAGGAATAAATTGGGTTGGTACGTGGAGTTCTAGTACTTCTTATGCAGTTCGTGATGCTGTAACTTATAACGGAACATCTTATTACGCTATTGTTGCCAACACAAACCAAGCTCCTCCAAATACAACATATTGGAATGTGCTGGCTCAAAAAGGCGCAGATGGAAATGGGGCTGTTTCTTCTGTTGCATTAGCTGCGCCTTCTTTGTTTACTGTTAGTGGAAGTCCAGTTACATCAAGTGGAACATTGACACTTAGTTATTCTGGAACTGCATTGCCAGTGCTTAATGGAGGCACAGGTGTAACAACATCCAGTGGGGCAAATTCTGTTGTTTTGCGTGATGCAAATGCAAACATTACAACCAATTGTTTGTTTGAAGGATATTTTTCTCAAGCGGCAAGCGGCACAACTATTGTTTTAACTGCTTCATCTGTTCAAAATTGGCAAATTACTGGTTCTGGCGGTCAAATAATTAAACTGCCAAATGCAACAAGTTTGCCAAATGGCGCAACATTTACTTTTAACAATAATCAATCTTCAGGCGCAATTACTGTTCAAAACAATTCTTCTACAACTGTTGCAACAATAAATTCTGGTGGTTATGTAACAATTGTTTTATTAGATAACTCTATTGCAGCTGGTTCGTGGGATAGGCATGATTCAACACCGTCAAATGTGTCTTGGTCCACAAACACACTTGATTACCCAGGCTCAATAACTTCAGCAACATGGAACGGCGTTGCTATTGCGATTAACAGGGGCGGCACTGGAGCTTCTACCGCTGCTGCTGCCTTGACCAATTTGGGCGCATACCCTGCATCTAATCCAAACGGTTACACCAACAATACGGGAACAGTTACAAGCGTAAGCGGTACTGGCACTGTTTCAGGCATTAGCTTGTCGGGCACGGTTACAAGCTCTGGCAGTTTGACCTTGGGTGGTACACTTGATTTGTCTAGCCCACCAGCTATTGGTTCTACGGCGGCAAACACTGGCGCATTTACATACGCAAGTTTTCCAAGCCAATCAGTAGCGCCAACAACACCATCAACTGGCTTTACTCAATATGCCTCTTCTACAGGTATGTTTTCGTGGAAAGGCACAAACGGTTTTATCCGGCAATTTGACGCATCTGGCATAACTGCCGACCGCACATGGGTGCTGCCAAACACAGCAGGCACTATTGCGCTGACCTCTAACCTTGGCACAATTGCATCTCAAAACGCCAATTCAGTTGCAATTACTGGTGGTTCAATTGACAGTACAACTGTTGGCGCAACCACAGCGTCTACTGGCGCATTTACCACACTCAGCGCATCATCTACGGTCAGCGGCGCAGGGTTTAGCACATACCTTGCAAGCCCACCAGCTATTGGCGGCACGGCTGCATCAACGGGCCAATTTACAACCGTTACATCAACTGTAGCTACGGGGACGGCTCCTTTTACGGTTGCCTCAACTACTGCCGTTGCCAACTTGTCTATTGGTGGTAATGCAGGCACTGTAACCAACGGTGTATATACAACTGATACAGGAACTGTTACCAACACAATGTTGGCAGGTTCTATAACCAATGCCAAATTGGTTAACTCATCAATTACGTTTGGTTCTACTGCTCAAGCTCTTGGCTCTACAGTAAGTGGAATAAGCGGCGTAACAATTGATAACGGTATTATTGGCGGCACTACTGCTGCTGCGGGTACGTTTACTACGCTGACGGGAACAACGTCAACAACCACACCAATTGTTCAAAATAGTGCGGCTGCGGCAATTGCATTTAAAACAAACTCAGCAACAAGTGCAGTAACTCAATTTAACATAAGCCACACAGCCTCTGCTGTTAACTATGTACAAGTAACGGGTGCTGGCGCGGGAAATCCTCCTGTTATTTCTTCTCAAGGCGCAACAACTCCAGACCTTGATTTAACCCTAACACCCAAAGGTGCAGGCCGTGTCAACATCACAACCAGCATCAAGCCCAAAGTAAACAGCGCGGCAAGCGTTACATCTCCATTGGCTTGGAACAGCACATCTTATGATGAATACGCTTTAACTGCTTTGGCTAACGCATTGACAATTAACGCTGATGCAAACACTGCGCCTGCTGATGGTCAAAAAATGATGTTCAGGTTTAAAGACAACGGCACAGCTCGTGCATTGACTTGGACAACGGGTGCAACAAACGCATTTAGGGTTGTTGGCGTAACGCTGCCCACTACAACCGTGGCAAGCAAGCTGTTATATGTCGGATGTATATATAACGCTGCTGATAGCCGTTGGGATGCTATTGCTGTGGGTCAAGAGGTTTAATATGGCTATTTGTTATTGGGTTGGTGGCACAGGAACTTGGGATGGTACTTCAATTTTAAATTGGGCATCATCATCCGGAGGAACTCCTGCAACATCTTTTTATCCGCAGGCGGGAGATACTGCTATCTTTGATGCAAATTCTGGCTCTGGAACAGTTACATTTAATAATACAGCTTCACCAATGTGTGCTACTGTTAATTTTGCTAGTCCAAATTTAACTTTAAATTTAGCAAGTTCTTTTACAATATCTGGTACTTTTACTTTAACATCTGGTTCTTTAAATACAAATAATTATTCTTTTAGTGCGACTACTTTAACTTCATCTAATTCAAATACAAGATCAATAAGTTTTGGCTCGAGTACAGTTTCATTAAGTTCATTTACTATTACAATTTCAACAGGATTAACATTTAATGCAGGAACATCTCAAATAAATTTTACTGGCACAACTTTATCATTGAGCGGAAATGGAAAAACTTTTTATAATGTAAGTTGTACAAATGCGTCACTAACAACTATAACTGTTTCTGGGTCAAATACATTTAATAATTTTAATGTAACATCTTCAATATTTCAATCTATAACATTTTCTGGTTCAAATACATTTAATAATTTAACAATTCCTGGAAGGACATCGATAGGATGCGCTTTAATTATATTTGGCGGAAATCAAACAATTAGTTCAACTCTAACTATATCTCAAGGAACAAGCGCAATTTATCGTTCATTTGTAAAATCAGATATTATTGGAGCAACTCGCACTTTAACTTGCAATACTTTTGCTTCAACAGGTGATCTTGATTTTAGAGATATAACAATTGCTGGCGCGGCAGCACCAATCAGTGGCACTAGGTTTGGTAATGGTTTAGGAAATAGTGGAATTAATTTTCCCGCCGCAAAAACTGTATATTTTAGAGCAACCACTACTGCAAACTGGGGCAGCGTATCGTGGTCTGCAACATCTGGGGGAACTGCTGATGTTACGCAGTTTCCTTTGGCTCAAGATACTGCAATTTTTCCTGCCGCAACCTACCCCGCATCTGGAACAGTAGTAACAATAAATTCGCAATACAATATTGGAACACTTGATTTATCGTTGCGTACAACTAACACTATGACGTTGGCGCTGGGAATAATAGCTACTTCATTTTATGGGGATATAAAAACAGGTACTGGTATTACTTATACAGGAACATCATCTACAAATTTAATAACTTTTTCTGGAAGAACAACTCAAAATATTACATCTTCTGGCCAAGATTTCCCCCGTCTTATTTCAATTGACAGTCCCGGCGGTACAGTAAGATTGCTTGATGCGTTTACATCAACTGATAATGCGGCATCATCATCTATTGTTAACGGAACTTTAAATTTAAACGGGTATACCGCGACACTGTATTCAAATCTTAGTATTACCGGAACAAATTCAAGAGGAATTACTTTTGGAGGAGCAACTTTAAATATTGGGTCGTTCACAGGTGCAAGTACAGGTAATGTTTGGGATGCTACAGACCCTACAAATTTAACCCTTGATAGCACAGGAACAATTAACCTTGGTGCTCAATCAAATTCAAAAACATTTATAGGTGGGGGATACCAGTTTTACCCCACTGTTACTACTACCGCCAATTTAACGTATCAAGGTTTGACTATTACTGGTTCTAATAAATTTATTACATTTAATGCAGCTACAACAAGTGCCTCTCCCGCTACTGGAATTTTATTTACTGGTGGAACAGTTAATGAATTTACTAATTTTATTTATAACGGGGATTCTTATAATAGAAATTCAACTCCTTTAAAATCTACAAATACAACCCAAGCAACATTAAAAAAATCCGGCGCATGGATAATCGGGCCAAACTCAACCAATGTTGTTGGCAATACAGGGTTAACATTTTCAGGTGGAACAGCAGAAGTTCTTGATTATTTAACAATAAGTTATATTAACGGCGTTGTTTCTAGTTCATCAAACACATCCAACTTTTTCATGATGTTTTAAGGATAAACATGGCACTCATCAAATCAATCGATACAGATTACGGAATTCCAGCTCAATACTGGAACATCGGCGCAGTTCAAGAAGATTTCAAAGGCAAAGGCGCTGAAGTAACTTTTTACGGCTACGCAAGCAAAGAAGCCCGTGATGCTGGCAAACAGCCGCTGAGCGCAGGCAAGGTGCAGATTGCTGGCGATGAGTATGTTGCAGGTGCAGACCGCGCCGCACTGTACGCAATCATTAAGCAAAAGCCTGAATTTGACGGCGCACAAGACGCATAAGGAAATACTATGACAATGGGTCCATATTACAGAGGCAGTAGCGATTCTGTAGGTTTGTACGGAAGTTCTTCAACTTTTGGCGGGACTTATTTTGAATGGTTTGTTTTCCAAGTTTCTTCTGCCCAACCAGCCACTCCAACAGGAGGCTCTTGGAGTTTTACAACCAATTCGGGAACGGCTCCAACTGGCTGGTCATCTGATCCTCCAGTTAATCCATCAACACTTGTTTGGGTTTCTATTGCAAATGTAAACTCAAAAAATACAAATGCTTTAGTTTGGTCAACTCCAGGCCAATTTGCTGGCAATACAGCCACAAACGTGTCTGGAGGAACGGCAAATGTTACAAGCTTGACAACATCAAATTCGGTTAAATTTAATAATTTGCCAACATCCGCTTCTGGGTTAACATCTGGAAGTATATGGAAAGATACAAACGGTTTTTTAAGAATCGTTTAATAAAGGTTAATTATGAGCGACTTTTCCCGTATTAGAACCCCTTTTGTCGGCATGAGTTTTACGCCTGACGTTCCCAGCAATGCTTTAGGCCCTGCTGAGTACAACTCTGGGTTAAACGTGGAAACAGACGTTCGCGGAATTAAAAAGATCTTTGGCGATCAAGAAATATTAACTGCTGTTCCTAACCAAGCCATTTTTATGGAAGGCGGTTTTCGCAACGAAACTACATGGGTTTACATCGTTGCCACCCGCGATACATCAAATAATGGTCGCTGGTATTCTGTAAGCACTTCTGGCGTTAGTAACATTACTCCTGGTGTAGGAGGCAACCCTTCTGTAACCTTGCCAAATTACACAGAAGACATAAACATCACAACTTCTTGGGTAGGAAACGTCTTTTTTATTAATGACGGCATTTCTAACCCAATGTATTTTTTGCCAACAAATACTGAAATTACCGTAACTTCAAATTCTGTATGGAATTACGATGTTGGAGTTACAAAAACTGTTGCTGGTTTTGTCAGAAATTATTGTTCGCCAAACGTAGGCAATATTTTGATTGCAGGCAACATTACAAAAACATCTGGCGGCATTGATTACAACTACCCAACCACCGTTCGTTGGTCACAAGCATTTGCAAATACAGGTGTTCCAAATAGCTGGGTTCCTACTTTGTCTAACGTAGCTAACGAACAAGAAGTTCCTGTTCGTGGGCCTTTGATTGACGGTTTCTTTTTGGGTGGCAACTTTTATGTTTGCTCATATTGGGATACTGTAGTTTTTTCTCCTATTGCTTATCAAAACAGCACAGCTCCTATTTTTGGTGTTCGCCTTCTTAACCAAGGCCGTGGCCTTTTAAACAACAACTGTTGGACAAATACAGACGCCAATGTTTACGGCATTGATGCTCGTGACATTTGGGTATTTGATGGCGCAAACTTTACTTCTATTGGCAACCAACGAGTTAAAGATTACTTTTTTGGCAACTTAAATCCAACATATTACGGTCGTATTTTCATGGTGAACAATACGCAAAAATATCAGATTGAGATTTATTACCCTGATTTGAACTCTAGTGGTTGGTGCAACAAGATGTTGGCCTATCGCTATGATCTAAACATCTGGAACGCACCCAAAGACATACAGAACGCTTGCATGGGCACAGAAGGCCCTAAAGTAGTCTCAGGGGCCTTTAATTTGGCATCTAGGGTAATAACCTATGCCCAAGCGTCTGGAACGTCTAAAAAGCTTGTACAGACTGCTGTTGGCAATTCATTCATTAACAATGCTGCGATACCTGCATTGTTTGAACGTAACAACATGGTTATGCAAACATCACAAGGCCCAGTGCCTTTTAGCTCTAGAGTTTATGTCCACAGACTTTTGCCTGAAATTTCTGGCACAGGAAAAATAAACATTACTGTTGGCGGCGCAAACTCAACTGCTCAGTCTGCAACTTATGGGCAAACAGGAACAACGCTTATATCTACCGATACGCCTTGGGTAACAACCCAGCAAAATGTCGTTAGAACTGTATCTGTAAAAGCAGAATCAAACGATAATACGGACACTTGGAATTTAACTGCTATTAATTGGCAGACCACTATTGTTGAGGATGCCTTCTAATGCCATTCGCTTTAGATTCAAGTCCAGATATTTCTGAAGTTTCGGAAGCAATTAACTATTTGCTTGCAAACTATGGAGGAAGTGTCACTGCAAGTTCAAGTACAGGACAAATTACTGGACCTACTGGACAAGTAACTGGTTATTTGTATAAATATATTTCAATTAAATATGCAGACAGTTTTGATGGAACTGTAAACTTTTCCGACATTCCTGCCTCGCATTTGTATTTTGGCATCAGAAATAATAATTCCTCTACTGAATCATCAAACCCTGCTGACTATATTTGGAATGCAGTTTCTGGGGGTTTTGGTGGCACTAAATCGCTTTGGTATATAGCCACTGGCGGCAGGCAAATTCAATTTGCTGCTTCTGTAAATGCTCCTGACACGGGATGGGTAGTTGACCCGGGATCTGCAATTGACTTAGATGTGGTTACATCAGGAAACATTCCTGTTATTGCTGAAGCTTTTTTTCCTTATTTCACTCCATCAATTCTTCAGGTTCCGCGCACAGGTGGTGTAACTCCTGTTTTTACGAACATTATTCCTGTAATGTATGCAACAGACAAAGGTGCTGTTGTTGCTTTTACTAATGCACAAACAGATACAAACGCAGCATTTGTAAATAATTCATGGCGTATTGGCAATAGTTCAACCACCGGATATGCTGATATTTCTTTGACCAACATCACAATTGGCAATCCAACTGATGCTGGTGATTACGCACAATGGCCTGCACCTACGGCAATGTCATCCAGTCCTGCTTACATTACTGTTCCTGTGCGATACAAGAATAGCTTGGGAGTTGTTACTCAAGCAGGTACGGCTACTGTTCAGTTGGTGTTTGTGGATCCTGGAGCCACTGGTGCAACAGGTTCTGCTGGCCCAACAATTGATATTAGTGGATACACAGGTTTTGTTCAAAACTCTGGTGGCGCTTACACCCCCGCATCTGCAACACTAACAGCAATCACCACAAACGTAACTGCGCCAACATATAGTTGGGTTATTTCTGGGGCTACCCCAACAAGCGCATCAACTGCTTCTGTTGTTGTTACTCCAACTAGTTCTGCAACAAACGTCACAGTTACATTGACTGTTAACGGCTCTAATCTGTCTTCTACTATCAGCAAGACAATGGTGATGCCGATTACCTATAACGGGGCTACTGGTCAGGCAGGTGCTAATGGGGTTATGTCGGCATTTCCGACAATCTTTCAGTGGACGGGTTCTTCTACGCCCCCTACAAGGCCAACAACCACATCTACCTATACTTGGTCTACTGGAGCATATACAGCGCCTTCTGGATGGTATACGCAGGCTCCTAGCAACACTACAGCAGGCAACTATCTGTGGAGCATCACTATTCCGCTAAATGAAGTTGCAACAGTAACAACATCTACACTTGATTGGACAAATACATCTTATCCAATTCGTGCAGTTGCATTTAATGGATATAACGGCGCTAATGGAAATAATGGAGCAAATGGGTCTAATGGTTCTGCAACATTTCTTGTAACTCGTGCGGCTAACGACAGCTCTGCCCCAACTGACGCAGAAGTAACTGCTGCAATTGGCAGGACTCCTGTGGCGGGTGACATTGTTACTGTGTCTTACAACAATAGCAATAACGCAATTGTTTATAGATATGTCACTAGCTGGATATTGCAAACAACTTATATCACTGGCAGTTTAATTGTTCAAAATACAATTACTGCTGACAAAATGGTGACTACCCTGTTGAGCGCAGATAATGTATTAACTAGAAATTTAACTGTTCGTGACAACAGTGGCAACATTATTTTGTCTTCTGGTCAAAATTTAGATTACAGCAGAATTACAGCTTCTTCTGGATGGCTTAATAGCAACATAACAATTTCAGGCGGGACAATTTCAGGAATTGGCACAGGTTCTGGAACTGCTGTTGCAAATAATGCAATTTCTATTAATGCAAACGGAACATTGTCTGGCGCAGGAACTGGTGCTGTTTCTTTGACTGGCCTTGGCGCTGGTTCTTTTGCAACACTTAGTCAAATTACTTCTGCGAATGCTACAACTTATATAGCTGGTGCTGCTATTGGTACGGCTCAAATTGGCGTATTAACGGCAGGCAATATTGGCGCAAATACTATTGATGCTTCTAAGATTGCTGCAAATACTATTACTGCTGGACAGATTGCTGCAAACACCATTACTGCAAACGAACTGTCATCTATTACTGTTAGCGCTTCCAAAAATATTAAGGTAGGTACGGCAGCAGTATCTGGCACAACCATGACGGGTGCTGGTGGAATTCTTAATGGAAATGGCACTCTGGCATTAGGAAACGCCTCTACAAATATTTCTTTTAACGGAACACAAATGACGTTGAATGGCAATGTGGTTGCCACTGATAATATTAATAACAACGCAGTTACAAACACGGTTGCCGCTTATAGCACATCCTATTTATATATAGATCAAACAAACGTAGGAACTGGATGGACAACTATTCAAACGGCATCAATTAATGCCCTGGGAAAAACTTTAGTTATTTGGGGAACTGCACAAGTATATCTTGGTGACAGTGTTGACCAACCGTCATCCGGAAGAACTGGCCTTTCAAGAATTTTAAAAGATTCTTCAACTGTAATTTATACAAATAATTATGGAAACGGCGTTGATAGATATACAGTAACTCAGGCAGTTATTGGGCCAATTACCGATGTTCCAACATCAGGAAGTCATACTTATGAATTTCAAATACGAATCCTTGGTAATGATGCGCCTGATTATAGTCCAATTAATAAATATTCTTCAGTAGAAAGCAGAAGTCTTATTATTATGGAATTAAAAAAATGAATTACACTATTTTTAATAAATTAACAGGGCAAATATTAAGAGTTGTAAATACAATTAATATTGATTTACAAATTAAAGAAAATGAATCATATATTAATGGCAATTATGATGACTCTATCTATTACATACAAAATAACAATGCAATTAAATTGCCAATAAAACCTAACGAATATTCTTTTTTTAATTGGTTAACTCATCAGTGGGATATTGATTTAAAAAATGCAAATGCAATTTTAATTAACAAAAGAGATAGACTCTTGTATGCCTCTGATTGGACTCAAATTCCAAACAACCCTTTAACAGCAGAACAACAACAAGCATGGGCTGTCTACCGTCAAGAATTGCGTGACATTACTTCACAATCAGGATACCCTTTTAATGTAATCTGGCCTACGCCACCACAAGGATAAATCATGGGAATGCCAATAGCACAATCAACTCAACCTATCAGCCAACAACAACCTGGGGGCAAGGGTTCACAGCAATATCAATCTAACCCGCAAGGCGGCAAAGGTATGGCTCAACCTACAGGGTTACGACCACAGGGTGATTATGGTGATCCTAATTTAGGCCAACCGATGCAACCTGAATTGCAACAATATCATCCTAATGTTGTGCCACAAGGCGGCGAGGGTTTTGATGCTCCTATGGGCGGCCCTAATGGTCATCCCCAACAATATCAAGGCAAAGGTGGCAGCACAAACGCAGCCACTTCTGGACAGCCAAGAATGGGTCAAGCCAACCCCTATTCAAATACTATTCAACCGTGGGATAATGGCAATAATCAGACTCAGTCTGGGAAAGGCAAAGGTCACTAAATGGGCGGTGGAAAAGGTTCTAGTTCTTCGCAGGCAACATTAACGCCTGAACAGACGCAATTACTTAAAGCTCAAACTGATGCTTTGACGGGCACGTTTTTGCCTGCTTATCAAAATACCATTGGCATGGCGAATACAGCTTATGGGCAAACAAACCCTAGCGCCACTGCTGCCGCAAACACAGCAAGCAATGTTGCATCGCAGACAGGTCAATTGCAGCAACAAATTGGCACTAATGCTTATCAAGCAGGCATGGGTGGGCAGCAATCTACAGCCGACTATCAACGTGGCCTTGGTCAGGGTCTAACAGGTGGTGGTGCAAGCGGCCTAAGTAACATGGCTGGCTATCAACAAGGTCTTGGTCAGGGCTTAACAGGTCAGGGCTTGGGCGGCGCATCAAACATTGCTGGTCAGCAAGCTGGTTTGTCTACTGCTTTGCAAGGTCAAGGTGCTGGTGGCGTTGGCAGTACTGCTGCCTATCAACAAGGCTTGGGGCAAAACCTAACTGGTGCTGGTGCTAGTTCACTGGCTCAATTGTTTAGCCCTCAATACGCTCAACAACAGGTCAATGCTGCCTTGCAACCCGCAATGGAACAGACCCGTGAAGCAATGGGTGGACAGAACGCATCTTACGGCGCTGCTGGTGGCCTTGGATCATCTCGCGCTGCCTTGGCCCAGGCCAACCTTCAATCACTCAGCAATCAGCGTTTAGGCACTGTTGCTGCTCAAACTCAACAAGGCATTGAATCTAACCGTGCGGCTGCTAGTCAGGCATTGTTGGGTGCAGGTCAAAATGCAACGGGCCAAGCTGGTTCTTTGTACCAAGGGCTGCTTGGTGCTGGTCAGCAAGGGGCAAATACTGCTGCTGGCATTTATGGCAACATCATGAATGCAGGCCAAGGCGCTTCTAACCAGGCGCAAAACGCTTATGGTCAGTTGCTTAATGCTGGTCAAGGTGCAACAGGGCAAGCTGGTGCTTTGTACGGCAACATAGCAGGGCAAGGTGCTGCTGGTTTGAATGCAGCAAATCAAGCTGCGGCGGCTCGAATTGGCTACGCTGGCACACCGCAAGATGTGCTTGCTAAATATGCTTCTGTAATTTACGGCACACCACAGGCATCCACTACGCCTAACTTTTCTGGCACACAAGGTCAAACTGGTAGCAGCAAAGGTTTTGGAGTTTCTGCACAAGGTGCTAAGAGCTTGTTTGGTTAAGGGTCTTTTATGAACTTTGCAAAAGATTTTGGCGGCATTGGAGCTTCATACGGAAATTGGCAAAAGTATGCAGGCTTGGGCGATAAGTTTGCAGAGGAAATTTCAGCATTTCCTGCGCCGACTCAGGCAGTTGCGCCCCCAGGTTTAGATTTGCCAACAGATACAGAAGTAAAACCTGTAGATTATGGGATTGCTCCTAATAAAATGCCATCAGGATTAGGTGTTGCGCCAGCCAATCCATTTGGCGCTTCTCCAACTACAAATCAAGGATTTTCACTTTCTACAAAAGTGCCCAATTTGCTTGATTCTGTAAAACAACATTACGGAGTTGAATGATGGCTGATGAAAACAATGTTGGAATTAAAGCTCCACAAAAAGACTTTTTGGGTTATGAGCAAAGTCCTGAGTTAACTTATTATTCTTCTCGTTTAGCCGAAGATTACGATAAAAAAAACTTGCCTTTAGCGGAAACAATTATTAAAGGTGTAAATCCTCAAGCTGATGACAAGGCCCGTCTTGAGGCGGCTGACGCAATCAAAAAAGCTAGTGGCGTTGACCAGCCACAATGGATGAACGTAATCCAATCAGCTATCAATTTGAACCCTAGAGATCTTGCTATTTCACT